CTTCGCTACGGGCATCGCGCTCACCACCGTGACTGGCGCGGCTGACGCCGATAACACGGCAGTGGCGCTTAACGACATCGTCGGGGACATATTCTTCGCATGAAGATCGAGCTTTTGGCAGACGTTGTTCTGTACGACGTGCAGTTGCTTGTCGGCCAAAAAGCTATTGTTTCCGACGACGACGGTGCCTCGTTGGTGGCGCAGAGCCTAGCTAGTTTGTTGGCAGAAGACGCGCACGGCGGTTTTGCGGTGCCCATGCAAACGCAACCGTAAGCTATGCTGATCCTCTTATTTGCTCCGCCGCCGCCGTCTGGCGCACAACTCTACGCCGTTATTTATCCGTCGGCGTTGAGTGCGCCGTCGGCAGCGCAGGTCAAGGCAGGGCAGAACTCCGGCGGCGGGGCGGCAGTTTGGTCGGGGACTACAGCATCCCCAACCAGCACGGGCACGTTTGACTGGCCGTCTACCGCTACTGGCCTGACCTCTGGCACCAGCTATCGCGTCGCGTTTGTCTGGAGCAACGGCACGTTCGACAGTAACGTTGCCGTTTCGAGCCCGTGGGTAACACTAAGCAACTCGTATAGCCTCGCGCTCGACGCCGACACGTATAGCCTGACTGGCAATCCGGTAACTTTTCGCACTACGCTCAGTATACCTCTTGACACAGGGGTGTATACTTTAAACGGCCAGCCTGTTACCCTGACTTGGAGCGGCGTACCGCCAGTTGCAACGCCAATCGATACAATCATTACACTGCGTTCACTGACCGAACGCTGGAGAATGTAACTCATGTCCACCGCCGTCAAAGCAATTACTTCCTGCTTGGGCTACCAGCAGATCACCTCGCTGAGCGCATCCACGGGCCTGACCGTGCCGACGACCGACAAGAACGGTCTGAACGCCAAGCCGACGCTGGCGCTGATCGTGGCCGACACTCAGAACGTCCGCTGGCGCGATGACGGCGTGGCCCCGACCGCGAGCATTGGAATGCCGCTGGCCAAAGGCGTGACGCTGCAATACGACGGCGACCTGTCCAAGATCCGATTCATTGAAGAAGTCGGCGGGGCAGTCCTCAACATCTCTTACTACGTCTGAGGCCGACATGCCGACCACATTCAACGACGCGGCTCCGGTGGACTACGTCAAGTATTTCACGGATCAACTGCCGCAGGATCTGGCAAAGCTGGCGGCGCTGCGCGACGAACTGGCGCTGCGGCAGGGCAACATCGACGCGGTCAAGAAGACCGCTGAGATGAAAGAGCAGGCGAAGAAGGAACTGGACGAAGCGAAGGCCGAGGCCGCGCAGCTAAAGGTTGAAGCCAAGGCGGACGCGGCAGAGGCGTCCACCAAGAAGAAGGCGCAGGACGCCCGCGAGAAGGAACTGACCGCTCGCATTACTGACTTCGACAAGCAGGTGGCCGCGCAGGCCACTGCCGCCGCGCAGAAGGACAAGACGCTGGCCGACCGCGAAGCGGCGCTAACCAAGCAGACTGCGGACTTGCAGGCCCTGCAACAGAAACTCGACCGCGACCGTGCGGACCTCGACGCCCGAGTAAAGGCGTTCCAGGCGAAGGTAGCGGCACTGACAGTTTGACCGCACTGGTCCGGTAGGCCAGGGATTCTCAGGAATCAAGATGTCCGAAGAAATGGAAGTGCCAGCGGCGGAAGCCGTGCCAGAACAGGACGTAACGGCTGCGCCTGTTGCTGATGAAGTTGCGCCGGAAGAACATGCGGCTGAGACGGCTAAGACCTTCACTCAAGAAGAACTCGATGCCATCGTAGCCAAACGACTTGCAAGAGAGCAGCGAAAGTGGGAGCGCCAGCAGACGCAGCGGCCCGCCGCCGCCCCTGTTGAAGTGCCGCCCGCAGACGAATTCCCGTCTGTGGAAGCCTACGCGGAAGCGTTGGCAACGAAGAAGGCTCAAGAGCTTCTTCAGCAACAGGAAGCGGAACGGCAGCGTCTGGCTCTGCTGGATGCCTATCACGAACGGGAAGAAAAAGCGCGGGAGCGGTACGACGACTTTGAACAGGTCGTCTACAACACCCGTCTGCCCATCTCTAACGTGATGGCTGAGACGATTCAGTCGTCGGACATTGGCCCCGAGATCGCATATCACCTCGGCTCCAATCCGAAAGAGGCTGAGCGCATCTCCAAACTCTCGCCGCTGTTGCAGGCTCGGGAGATCGGCAAGATTGAAGCCAAACTGGCTGACAATCCCCCGGTCAAGAAGACAACGAACGCGCCCCCGCCGATTGCGCCTGTCAGCGCACGGGCGAGCGGTGCTCCGGCTTACGACACCACGGACCCTCGTTCGCTGAAAACGCTGACGACGAGCCAGTGGATCGAGCAGGAGCGCCAACGCCAGATCAAGGCGTGGGAAGCCAAACAGCGAACGCGCTAACCCTTTGAAAGGAAAGAAAACGTGTCGAATTCATTGCTCACAATCGACATGATTACGAGGAAGGCTCTGGAGATTCTGGAGAACAACCTCGTAATCACCCGCAACGTCAACCGCGCTTACGATGACAGCTTCGCCATCGAAGGCGCCAAGATCGGCTCCAGCCTGCGTATCCGCCTGCCGGACCGCTCTCTGGTGACTGACGGTGCCGCCCTGCAAGTGCAGGACGTCAGCCAGCAGCAGGTCACCCTGACCGTGGACAGCCAGAAGCACATCGGCGTGAACTTCACGACCGCTGAGCTTACGATGTCCCTCGACGACTTCGCCGACCGAGTGCTCAAGCCGAGGATCTCTCAGCTTGCGTCCAGCATCGACGCTGACGTCGCCAACGCCTACAAGAACATCTTTAACTCGGTCGGCACCCCGGGCACCACACCCGCGACCTCGCTGGTCCTGCTCCAGGCCCAGCAAAAGATGAACGAAGCGGCGGCGGTTGCCAGCCCCCGTTACCTGACCGTCAACCCGGCTGCGAACGCCGGTCTGGTGGAAGGCATGAAGGGCCTGTTCAACCCGGTCAGCACCATCTCCCGTCAGTTCAAGTCGGGTCTGATGGGCGAAGGCATCCTCGGCTTCGAGGAGCTGGCCATGTCGCAGTCGATGAAGGTCCACACCACGGGCGACTGGGGTACGGCCATTGAAGTTGACGGCGCCCCGACCGCGCAGGGCACGTCCCAACTGGCCATCACCTTTACGGGTTCTTCAAAGACCTGGAAAGTGGGCGACGTGTTTACCATGCAGAGCGTCTTCGCCGTTAACCCGCAGACCCGCGAATCCACCGGCTCGCTTCAGCAGTTCGTGGTGACCGAGGATCTGACGGGTTCTTCAAGTGGCACCCTGAAGTTTGCTCCGGCGCTGTACACGGCTACGCATCCGCTGGCTACCGTTGACGCCTTCCCGGCTAACGATGCTGACATCACGATGCTTGGCTCGGCTGCGTCGCAGTATCCGCAGAACATGGCCTATCACCGCGACGCCATCACGTTCGCCACCGCTGACCTTATCATGCCGCAAGGCGTGGATATGTCCTCGCGGCAGGTCCACAACGGCATCTCCATGCGGATCGTTCGTCAGTACGACATCAACAATGACCGCCTGCCGTGCCGGATTGACGTTTTGTATGGCTACAAGGTGATCCGTCCTGAGATGGCTGTGCGTGTCTGGGGCTAACCGCTTAGGGGGCTTCGGCCCCCTTCATCTATTTCTGTGAGGAATACACCATGGCACTTCCCAATGGCGGCGGCGGTTATCAGGTCGGCGACGGCAACCTGGACGAACCGCTTATCGACACCATTCCCGCGCCGGTTACGGCGACCACCACCACTACTTTCACCGCCGCGCAACTGCTCAACGGCCTGATGCTGCTGAACAACGGCATTACCGCCAACGTGGCGTACACGTTGCCGACGGTGGCGCAACTGGAAGCGGACCTCACCAACTCTGACAAGGTTGGTACGTCGTTCACTTTCCGTGTCGTCAACCTCGGCACATCTTCTGGCACCGCGACCATCACCACCAACACCGGCTGGACCATTACCGGCTCGCTGACCATGACCATTCCGGTCACGACCGGCGTAACGCTGGTGGCTCGCAAGACTGGCCCCGGCGCGTGGGTGCTGTACCGGGTGGCCTAACAGGAGCGCATCATGCCCAACACCAAGCCAATAGGCGTTGCTTACGCCGATCCGGGGGTGGAAAGCATCGTCTCTACGGGTGCGGTTCAGGCTTTCTCGGGCACCGCCGTGCCCGCAGGCGGCACGACCGGCGCGGGCTTTACGCTGTCCAGCACGACGAACCTCGGCATCTTTTTTGGTTCCGGGGCTCCGACGCTGTCGGCTGCGCAAGGCTCGCTGTACATCCGCACGGACGGTTCTTCCACTTCCACTCGCCTGTATGTGAACACGACCGGGTCTACTACGTGGACCAACGTGACCACCGCAGCGTAACGGACAGGGGGCTTCGGCCCCCTGCTTTATCATGCCTGTGATCTACCTCAAGCACTCGACGCACGGCACGAAGATCGCCATTGCCGAGGCGGAAGCGGAAGCAGATGAGAAAAACGGCTGGGAGCGGTATACTCCCGGCGAAGAAGTTGCGCCTAACGAGCTTGTCGTGGCGCGGCGTGGCCGACCGAGGGTGACCAATGAGCACGACCGCCGGGGACCAGATTAACGCGGCGCTGCGCCTGATTGGGCAACTAGCCGAAGGCGAGGTGCCCTCCGCTGCGACGACGCAAGACGCTCTCGCGGCGATGCAGCAGATGATCGATAGCTGGAACCTTGAGCGGCTAGCGGTCTATGCCACGCAAGACCAAGTCTTCACTTGGCCGCAAGGCGTGGCGACACGCACACTCGGTCCTACGGGCAATTTCGTAGGCGGGCGCCCCGTGACGCTCGACGACGCCACCTACTTCCGCGATCCGGCGAATGGTCTGAGCTACGGCATCAAGATCATCAACCAGCAGCAGTACAACGGCATCGCGCTCAAAACGGTTACGGCAACCTACCCGCAGGTCATATGGCCGAACTTCACGAATCCCGACATCGAGATGACCATCTACCCGGTGGCTACAAGGCCGTTGGAGTGGCATTTCGTGTCCGTGGAGCCGCTGACCCAGCCTGTCAACGCAGCGACCGTGCTGGCCTTCCCGCCAGGATACCTGCGCTGCTTCAAGTACAGCCTCGCCTGCGAGATCGCTAACGAGTTTGGCATCGAGCCGCCGCCGACCGTGCAGCGGATCGCTATGACCAGCAAGCGTAACCTCAAGCGGGTCAACTTCCCCGACGACGTCATGTCCATGCCCTACAGCATCGTGGCGCGGCGGGGCCGGTACAACATCTACGCCGGATCATACTAATGGCAAACATCAAGATTTCTCAACTGCCGGTCGCATCGACGCCCCTGACTGGCGACGAGCTAGTGCCGTTGGTGCAGGGCGGGGCGACGGAACGCACGACCGTCGATCAACTCATCAACGCGGTGCGGGGGCAGACTACTTGGACTGGCACCAGCTATTCAGGCGAGTGGATCGGTGCGCCAAGCCTCTTCCGGCTGCGGATTGTCGGCACCGGCACGGTCACTCTGGATTCCCGCGACCGGCTGGGCACCATCACCACTGCCGTTGAGACCTACACGGTCTCCGGCGCCACCAATCAGATCGAATTCCCGTACCTGGGCGACGCGGCTGTCGAGATGCGAGCCACCTACCCGGCAGGGGTCACCTTGGAGGTTCTGGCATGAGCACCGGCTATCCCGTAAACCTGACGACCCTGATTAGCGGGGAGAATCAGAGCCTTGGCGCACTGGAAGTCATCGACGGCATCGGTGATTACGAGACGGTTGCCGCCAGCCAGACTGACCAAGTGCTCGGCAGCACGGGCGCGGCGGGCGACTACCTTGGCAAGCTGATCTGTGTGGTGGCGACTGCCGCGACCGCGCAGACGCAAATCAAGGACGGCAGCGGCAGCGCCATCACCGTGCTGCCCAACAGCCCCGGCGGCGGCATTGGCACCTATGTGATTCCGGTCGGTGCTAAGTGTACTGGAGCCGGTTGGAAAGTGACGACTGGCGCGGGCGTGTCGGTTATCGCGGTGGGGGCGTTTACCTGATGGCGACCTTCTACATTGACCCGACGGTGTCAGGGACGGGCACGGGCACGTTCGGCGATCCGTATAAATCGTGGGCGTCTATCGCGTTTTTTGCTGCCGGCAACACCTATTTGCAGAAAGCCGGGACGACTTTTTTTGGCACCATCACGGTCAATGTGGGCGGGTCGTCTGAAGCGACACGGGTAATCGTTGGGTCTTATGACCCGGTGACTGGCGCGGCCACGACTAATAAAGCGTTTATTGACGCCAGCACTTCTGGAAACTTGCGCGGGCTGCGAGTAGCCGGGTCGGTCAATTTCGTGACCGTTCAAGATCTGGACATCGTTGGCGGCAACGGCGTCGGCATCAGAACCTGCATGGACGCAGGGTCGTCTGGGTCGAAGGCGAACAACCTCAAATGCCTGCGTCTGCGGCTGCATGATGTGCAGTCCAGCGGCGCCAATGTGTCCGGTGGTCTCAACTTCTACAGCGACGATGCGGTCGTTGAAGACTGCGAAATCTTCAACATTGGTGACGATGGCATGTATGGTGAAGGGCTGCGACCTCGCATCTGGCGCAATCGCATTTACGATGTGTCGCAGAGCAACAACGTCGCGGGCGATCCCATTCAGTTGAACGGCAACTGCTCCGGTTTTAGCGTTTGCTACAACGACCTCACGCAGCCAAAATACCTTAAGCAGGTGTTCATTTGCAGCGGAGCGTCTCTTGGCAGCGGCGGATTGTTCGCTCACAACATCTGCCGTATGCCAACCGGCACCACGGGCAGCGGTTCTGTTAAGAACGTTTTCAACGACCAGCCGGGCGTTACGATCCAGGGTAACGTCATCATTGGGGGCGACCACGGCATCTGGCTTGATGGAACGACGCCAGACTGCCGAATAATTTCCAACGTCGTGATGCACGCATGGCAAGGCATTGTCAGCAACGGCGGCACGAACGTCATTGCCAACAACACCGTGCTTTACTCAACCGATCAAGGCTTCCGCGTCTTTACCGGCGGCGGCACGCCGACCATCACTAATAACATCGCGGCCTATTGCGGTGTCGGCATCGCGGCCATCGGCACGATCACAAAGACGACGAACTGTTACTTCAGCAACACCACTAATTTCTTGTCGCTTGGCAGCGGCGGGTCGATAGAAGGGTCTGCGGTCACGCAAGATCCGCGAGTGCAATCTGACGGCGGCATCCCGGCATCATCGCCCTGCGCCACCGCAGGCACCTACGTCTCCGGCGTCACGCTTGCCAACGGGCGGCTGCGGCCCAACTTTGTGCCGATTGGCGCTTACATGGCTGTGTTGCCCCGCACCGCTAGGGTATGAAGACACCGTTCCTCGGCTCCAGCTATGTGGCCCGCAGCGTAAACGCTGCGGACAGTCGCTGCGTGAACCTGTACCCAGAAATTCTCGCCGAGGGCGGCAAAGAGGCGGCGTTCCTGACCCGCGCTCCGGGCCTGCGTCTGGTAGCGACTGTGGGTACCGGGCCGATCCGAGGAATGCTGGCTTACGGCGGGTTTGGCTACGTCGTCAGCGGCGTGGAGTTGTACCGCATCGATCAGTACTACAACGTTACGCTGCTCGGCACGGTCAGCGGCTCGGGGCCGGTCAGCATGGCGGACAACGGCGACCAGTTGTTCGTCGCCTGCGATCCGAAGAGCTACATCTACAACGCGACGACAGGCGTCTTTCAGGAAATCACCGACCCAGACTTCCCCGGCGCGAAGACGGTCTCGTTCTTGGACGGCTATTTCGTCTTCAGCCAGCCCGACTCGCAGAAGTTCTGGGTGACAAGTCTGCTCGACGGCACTTCGGTCGATCCGCTGGACTTCGCCAGCGCCGAAGGATCGCCTGACCGGCTGGTGTCGCTGATTGTCGATCACCGCGAGGTGTGGCTGTTTGGCACGTCCTCGGTCGAGGTCTGGTACAACGCCGGAGGCGTGGACTTTCCGCTGGAGCGGATTCAGGGTGCGTTCAACGAACTCGGTTGCGCTGCGGCGTACTCAGTCGCCAAGCTCGACAACGCGCTGTTCTGGCTGGGCGCGGACGCTCGCGGCAAGGGCATTGCCTACCGCAGTAACGGTTACACCGGCACGCGGGTCAGCACTCACGCGATTGAGTGGCAGATCCAGAGCTACAGCCGCATCGACGACGCCATCGGCTACACCTATCAGCAGGACGGGCATTCGTTCTATGTGCTGACGTTCCCGACGGCCAACGCTACTTGGGTGTTCGACGTGGCGACTGGGGCGTGGCATGAGCGGGCCAGTTGGATTACCAACCGGCTGGGGCGGCACCGCAGCAACTGCCAGATGGCGTACAACGGCGAAGTGC